CTTTTTTGTTCCAAGCCTGCGCTTCCTTTTCGTCTGCGCCAGATTCCTCTTTCTGTTTCTTACCTGGCATTGCCTTATGTGATGTTTGTTCCGCTTGCTGCGGTCACGCCAACCCAGCCTTGTGCCGTAAAGCTTCCTTGCTGGAAATCGGTGTTGCTGTCCGTCAGCTCTACGCTATTTACGTAAAACTTAGTGACTCCGGTGTCGGTCCCAAAAATGCTAGTCGATGCAATATCCAGAATGCCGCCAAGCGTTTGCCCTTGGGTATCGGCGGCGGTTGTCGCTCCGTTGCCACTGATGGTTGCATTTTGATTATACATCACA